TGGAATATTATTTTACCGAAAGAATAAAATGAAATGTCGTTATTATATTCATGAAAATTTTTTAACTTTAGAAGAAAAAAATAACATTGTTAAAAAAATTAAACAACATCAAACTCGTGATATTAAAGATAATCCTAGTTTAGGAAAAAACGCCAATGTAGACATATGTTATTATGGTTATTTAAGAAAAGAGTTAAGAACTTTTACTGATATAATACATCAAGTTAATAATGATAAATTTGCTTTTAATTTATTTCAACACATCCCTGACAATGTTGAGTTACATCTCACTACTTATTCTTCTAAGACAAAAGGAAAATATGACTTACATATTGATGGTGCTAAACAAAATGATTATCAAGTTCCAAAACTTACTTGTATATTAAATGTTTCTGATAAACCTTTTAAAGGAGGAAATTTTATGTTGTGGGGAGAAAAAAATAAATCAATTGATTTAATAAGTAAACCAGGATCATTATTAATTTTTCCTTCTTTTCTTCCTCATCAAGTACAAACAGTTAAAAAAGGAGAAAGAAAGGTTTTAGTTTATTGGGCTCGAGGACCTATGTGGAAATGAAAACTACTATACAAGACTATATCTATATTCAACCAAATTTTTTTAATACTAAATTTTGTAATAAAGTTTTAAAAGAAGTTAAAACATTAAATTTTACTCCTAACTTATTTTATAACCCCAATAACGATGTGTCTACGGATAGAAGCGGAGAAACTGAATCTTTAATGTCTAGTGAATTAATTCCTTCTAATGATTTATTATTAAAACAATTATGGATAGGTATTAAAAATTATTATACTTATATTAATTCTCCTTATTTTACTAGGTGGCAAGGATTTTCTCAACCTCGTTATAATAAATACTTAGCAGGTAAAGAAATGGTCTTCCATGCAGATCATGTTCAATCTTTATTTGACGGAGATAGAAAAGGTATTCCAATTTTAAGTGTAGTTGGATTGTTAAATAATAATTTTAAAGGAGGAAATTTTATACTTTATAATGATTCTAAAGAAAAAATTTTAAAGTTAAAAGCAGGAGATCTTCTTATCTTTCCATCTATTTTTATATATACTCATCGAGTATCGGCCGTAACACAAGGAACTCGTTTTTCTTTTGCAAGTTGGGTATGGTAATATGAAACAAATAATCCTTATAAAAAATGACAAATTAAAACAATCTGCTTTTGCTATAGATTATTGTTTTTATCTCTATGAAAATATTATTAAAGAAGTAGATTTTAACACTATAGAATCTCTTATTTTAAAAAAAGAAAAAGAAATACTTAAAAAATATTCTTCAGGCAGTGATGGGGTAACTAAATTAGGAAGTAAAAGTTTAACTTCTCGCCATCAAAAATTTAACGTATTAAAATGGAATCATAAAGAAATAAAAAAATTACAAAAATATATTCTTTTACATACTAAAGAATTTTTAACCACTCTTTTATTACCTATTCCCGGTGATCTTAAAATACAATGTTGGGCTAATGTAATGAGAAAAGGAGAAAAAATTCAAACTCATTTACATGACTGTAGCCATAAAGCTTATATATCAGGTCATCTTTGTGTCTCATCTATGACCACCCATACTTATTATATTGATCCTTTAAAATATTTTGCTGGGAAAGATCAAAGAATTTATAAGAGTAAAAATGAAGTAGGAAAAATAACCTTATTTAGTGCTAATATTCCTCATTATACAGATACTGTTATGGATGATAAAGAACGCATTACTTTAGCATTTGATATTACTACAGGAGAAAGCTTCTTAAAACCTAACGAGAAGAAACTATAACCTTTAATTATCTATCAAAATAGTATATAGCAAATAATGAAAAAGCTTATATAATAGGGAGCTTATGCTACAAAAGATAGGATTTTTACCAGGATTTAATAAACAAATTACACCTACCGGAGCCGAAGCACAATGGACGGGTGGTGAAAATGTGCGTTTTAGATATGGAACCCCTGAAAAGATAGGTGGTTGGCAATCTTTAGGAGATAAGAAATTAACAGGTCCAACTCGAGCGCTTCATCATATGGTTAATAAAGAGGGTATTAAATATGCCGTTTTAGGAACCAATAGAATTTTATATGTTTATTCAGGGGGAGTTTATTATGATATTCACCCTTTAGTTAATCCATCAGGCACAGCAATTACAAATGCTTTTAGTACAACAAATGGATCAAAAACTGTAACTTTAACTTTTTCATCAGCACATAACTTTGTAGCAGGAGACATTATTTTATTCGGAGATTCTTCTACATTTAGTTCTATTACTAATTCAAATTTTGGCTCATCTGATTTTTGTGATAAAAAATTTATGGTTGTGTCTGTACCTACTACTACCACTCTTACTATTGAAGCAGAATCTACAGAATCAGGATCGGGGGCAAGCGAATCAGGAGGAATTACTTATTATAGATATTACCACGTAGGTCCCGCTGAACAGGTAGGAGTTTATGGTTGGGGTATATCTCAATTTGGTGGTACAGTAACTAATCCTCAAACTAATACTTTAAATGGAGCTTTAGGCGACGACGCTTTTGGAACAGGTGGATCGGGAACTAGTATTGTTTTAGATTCAATTACGGGATTTCCAACAACAGGAACGAATTATATTCAAGTTGGTACAGAAGAAATTTCTTATACAGGAGTTTCAGGAACTACAACTTTAACAGGAATTACAAGAGCAGTTAGAGGAACTACAAGAGCAGCTCATTCTGATGGTGCAACAGTTACTAATACCAGTGACTATGCGGCATGGGGTCAAGCAGCAGCGTCCACGGACAAAGTTGCTGAACCAGGTTTATGGTCCTTAGATAACTATGGAGCTAAACTTATTGCATTAATTGTTAATGGTTCGGTATTTGAATGGGATTCTGATGCATCAAATGCAACAGCAACTAGAGCAACTATTATATCAGGTGCACCTACAGCATCTAGAGATATGATTGTATCAACACCGGATCGACACTTAGTTTTATTTGGAACTGAAACAACGATTGGTGATACTGATACACAAGATGATATGTTTATAAGATTCTCGTCTCAAGAAACATTATCTACTTGGACACCTACCGCAACTAATACCGCTGGTACACAAAGACTGGCTGCCGGATCACGGATCATGGGAGCTGAACTTGGAAGAAATGCAATTTACGTATGGACGGATACCTCATTATTTACCATGCGTTTTGTAGGTCAACCTTTTACTTTCGCATTCGAACAAGTAGGAACGAACTGTGGATTGATAGGTAAAAACGCAGCGGTTGAAGTTGACGGAGCAGCTTATTGGATGTCTGAAAATGGTTTCTTTAGATTTACTGGTAAACTAGAATCTTTAGATTGTTTGGTAGAAGACTATGTTTATGATGATCTTAATACTACTTCTAATCAAATGATATGTTGTGGGGTTAATAACTTATTTGGGGAAGTAATGTGGTTCTATCCAACATCAGATTCAAATGTAAATAATAGATGTGTCTTTTATAGTTATTTAGATTCTACAGTTAATAGACCTATATGGTATACTAATGCAAACTCATTATGGCCTAGAACTACTTGGCAGGATTCAGCAATATTTGGTTTACCACATGCAACATACTATGATGCCGACACAGATACTTCTTTTGATGTTAAAGGAAATAGTGATGGAGTCACTTATTACTATGAACATGAAACAGGAACTAATCAAATTAAAATTGGAACAACAAGTGCTATACCAGCGAACATATTATCTGGAGATTTTGACATTACTCAAGATCAAAGACAAGGAATTACGTTCAGAGGAGATGGGGAATATATGATGAGAGTTAGTAGATTTTTACCTGACTTTATCACTCAAGCAGGTAATACTATTGTTACACTAAATTTGCGAGATTTTCCTAATGAAACAGCAGCTAGTTCAACGTTAGGACCTTTTACCATTACATCTTCAACCACTTATACATCTTGTAGAGCCAGAGGTAGATCTGTTGCAGTTAAGATAGCAAATACAGCTGTAGATTCTAATTGGAAATTGGGCACTTTTAGGTTAGATGTACATGCAGGAGGAAGAAGATAATGCCGTTTAAATCTGAAGAACAAAGAAGATACCTATGGGCTAACGAACCAGAGATCGCAAGAGACTGGACTGAAACTTATGGAAGCAAAATTAAAAAAGCTGACGGTGGAATAACTAGACTTGGATTCCAAAAAGGTGGACCAGGGGGACATGAAGATTCCTACGAAGCAGGTAAAGCTTATGAAGCTGCAGCAAGACCATCAAGTCCAGATAGAAGTCCGCGTGAAGAACGAATAATGGCAGGTCCTCCTTCATCTTATACACCTGCACAAGTAGGAACATTAAGTGATCCAAGAGAGAAGAAAGATTTTTTCGAACAATCTTGGAGTGGTCAACCTGGAATTTTAGGATTAAGCGGAGGATATAGAAATTTAAGAACACCGAGTGATACAGGTGGAGGATATAAACGTAATCCTCTAGGAATATTATCTGCTTTGGGTGGAATGTTTATGGGATTACCTGGAGTAGGTTTAGGTATTAACGCTTTAAGAAATTTTCCAAAATATGACACACTAGCTGATTGGTGGAGCAATAGAGCTGATTGGAGAGATCAGACTCCTAACTATGACGACATGTCTCGATTTAATAAACTAGGTTTATATGGAATAAACCGTCAGCCATGGGATCTGCCTTATTATACAGAAGATGATTATTATACGGGAAACATTTCTTTTGAAGAACAAATAGCTAGAAATAAAAAAAAACTAGAAGAACTGGGTTTTAAAGAAGCTACCTGGAATGATCAATAATGGCAAAGATAGTACAAACATTAACAAGAGCAAGCCCTGAATACAGGCAAGATGTAGCTCAATCTTTAGTAAGAGATTTAGACGCAATTGTTGAAAAATTAAATACTACTTTTCAACAAGATTTAAAACAGGAGATAGAAGCTAAAGCTTTCTTCATGGAATAATGGCTGTTGTTAATCAATATAAATTTTACGGAGTAGATGATAGTACCAGTGGAGCGGCATTAACTATGTTTGGAGCTAGTTCTCCAGCTAGTACAGAAACCTATATACTTAAATCTATTAAGGTAACATCAGCAGGGACTCCAACGGTAACTGTTATAAACAACTCTATAACCGCTATTAAATCAGCTGCTTTAACAGCTAACGTAACGACAGAATTATTGACGATGCCAATGGTGGTGGAGGGAGGAACAAATTTAACTGTTCAATCTAGTAGTTCTGATTCTTTTGACGTGGCTATTAGTTATCTAAACATTAATAAGGAGATAATATCATAATGAAAACAACTCTAGTAGAGGGTAAAGAAGTACCCGTTTTTGAACCTAAAGAAATAATTACTACTATCTCAAACCTTAAAACAGGAGAGATATACAAGACTGAGGAGGAGTGGAAAGCTAAAGGAATCGATGAAAAAGACATCCGAAGAGATGTAAAAGTAGTCATGCCAGACCTTGCTATGTTGTTAAAAACATAGTAAAGTATATGCTCAGGAATTATACGCCTGCCTTTAACGTTAAATTAGACAAAATTATGGCAATAACAGATTTACAGATTTCAGAAGAACTACAAACAGGGGCTCCTTCTATCAAATATAGAGGTAATGAAGGACCACAAGCACCTATGCAAATGGCTGCTGGAGAAGATCCATTACTTGTAGAAGAGTATAAAAAATACGTATTTGAAATGCAAGAACAAGGATTACAACCAATATCTTTTGAACAATTTAAACAACAAGCTATGTCCGGTATGGCTGAAGGTGGAAGACCTGGATATGGTTTAGGAAGTATTATTAAAAAAATTACAAGACCAATTAAAAAAGTTTTAGGAAGTGATGTAGGTAAAGCTGCATTAACTGCGGCTGCAATGTATAAGCTAGGAGGCGGTAATTTTTTTGGACCAAACAGAGCTGCTGGATTTAGCCCGGGAAACATACTTCCTGGTTTTAAAAAATTTATGGTTGGAGCACCTGGTAAATATATGGGCCCTGTTTCAAAAGGTTATATGACACCAGCAACAAAAGGAATCTTAGGAGCAGCTGGAAAACTTTCTCCATTGAAAGCTATGACTGCAGCATCTTTAATTCCATTCACAGGAATGGGAATGGGTAGTGAACAAGAAGGTCTTGGTAATATAGCAGGAATGGATGATTTAAAATTTGATTTTGATTATGATGACATGATAGCTGAAGTAAAAGCTGCTGTTGGTTCTGGAGATGTAGAAGAAATTAAACGTGTTAATTTAAAATATGGATTAGACCTTGTTGAAGATACAGATGTTTATGCAGCTAAAGGTGGAAGAATTGGATACTACTCAGGTGGTCAATCTATTCCATCAAAAAATTCATTAGAGGATGCTAGAAAAACTGCGATGCAAGATAGACTAGGTGGTATAACAGAAGTAATGAAACAAGCAGATTTATATCGTCAAGGAGACGTAGGTCAAATGTACATGGCTGAGGGTGGAAGTCCAATTATGATGGCTTCTAATCCAAGTCCAGGAGATGAATTAAATCAAATGTCTTTAATGATATTTAAAAAACCATTAAGTGAATTAACTGATGACGAGTATGAAGACCTTCAAGAATATATAAGAGAGAAAAGTGCTCAAGGCGGAAGAATTGGGTATGCTGGTGGTGGTAGTAATATTACATTATCAGACGGAACTATAGTTCAAATTCCAGCAGGATCTATCGGAAAATATGGTTTAAAAGATGGTATATACTCTAGTAGTAGAGGTGATTTAACAACAGATGAAATAGTGCCTTTATTAAATCCAGGTTTAACTTTTAATCAAGGCGGAAGAGTACCAGCTCAAGAAGGAGGGATCATGGACCTTGGTGGTATGGAAAAAGATTACAGAGAAACTGGTGGCTTTGTTGACTTAGGAGCTGAAGAAAAAGCTGATGACGTTCCAGCTAGATTGAGCGTTAATGAATTCGTAATGACAGCTGATGCTGTTAGAGGTGCAGGAGATGGAGATATTGATAAAGGAGCTGAACGTATGGAAGATCTCATGGAAAAATTAGAAGCTAAAAATAAAAGACAACAAGGAGCTTCAGATATGTTTGAAGTTTCGGAAAGATTAAGCGAGGTAGTATAATGGCTGTACAACAATCACAACTTTTACCAGCGCCGTTTTTAACGGACGTAACAAAAGATTATGCAAAAAGACTAGGAGCAGTAGGAGCAGCTCCTTTAGAAACTGGTGCGTTTGCTCCTAAAGTAGCACCACAAGATCAAGCTCAATTAGATGCTTACACAAGAGCCACGACTCAAGGACAAGGGATTGGTGCATACCAACCTTACATTACACAAGCTGCAGCTTACACA